TAGACCGCACCAGGCTTGCACGAATAGAACTCGGTAGCCTTAACCCATATCCGGAAGAGGTCCTTCTAATGAGCGACGCATACAACGCACCAGAGCTGAATAACTACTTTTGCTCAAGGATGTGCCCTCTCGGGAAAGGGACCATACCGGCAGCAGAGCTTCTACACTTGGACAGGCTCACCATCAGGATTTTATCAGCGTTAGGCAATACGGAATTCATTCAGAAGACCATCCTCGAGATAGTGAAAGACGGGATCGTTTCGGACGATGAGCAGCCACAAGTGCAGCAGATCCTCATAGCGCTTGAGAACATCTCAAAGGCAGCATTGGAGATGAAGCTATGGGTAGAGAAAAACTTAAGGTAAAGGGGGTTTTAATGGTGGCAACCAGCACACAAGAGAAATCAAAGTTTGTAAGAGCAGATGAAGTAGCAGAAATGCTCGAGATTTCAAAAAGCCACGCATATAAAATCATCCGGCAGCTCAACGAGGAACTGAAGAAACAAGGCAAGATCACAAACGCCGGCAGAGTTTCACGCCGGTACCTGGAGGAAAGGCTCTACTGTTGAGCTTACGGAGGACAAGCCATGAAGCATTTCAGGAAAACAACAACCTTGATAATTGCCACGGCAATAGTTTTCACAGGCAAAATAATGCTCGACTTGAACGCCGGAGGCCAGACACAAACCACATCCAGCGCGGTCGAGCCGGTACATATACAGCAGCTCGAACCAGAACCGACCATAGCAGCGATGATGGTAATCACTCCAAGCCCGACACCAGAACCGGAAGAGGATCCGGAACCACAGGTCAGATTTTACGATATCCCACTTTCACGAGAGCTCCAGGAATACACCTTCAGGCTTTGCGAAGAAAACGGCCTGGATTACGAAATGGTCCTGGCACTGATGGACCAGGAGAGCGACTACCGAGAGAAGGTAATAAGCAAGACCAACGACTACGGCATCATGCAGATCAACGAGATCAACCACGAATGGCTCAAAGAGGAACTGGGAATAGACGACTTCCTGGAAGCAGAACAGAACATACTCGCCGGGATCCGGATACTTGCAGAATTGACGGAAAAGTACGAAGATCCACACCTGGTTCTGATGGCTTACAACTGCGGAGAGACCGGAGCTAAAAGACTTTGGAAGCAAGGCAAAACCACAAGCGAATACAGCCGGTCGATAATGGCCAGAGCTGAAGAATTAAGAAAGGAGGCAGAGCAATGTCAACAGTATGCGGTAAATGCCAACGCCCATTAAAGAACCCGAAAAGCATGGAGCGTGGATATGGGCCACTTTGCTGGGGAAAGGTCAACAAAGCCAGAAAAACCGAAGACGACAGGGACCAAGCAATGAGGTCAGACTTTACCTACCACACCAGGGAAGTCAATGGGACAAGCGTCCTGGTAATCATCGATTTAGACCGAGGCGGAATGAGCCTCACCAACAACGTAGAGGCAGTAGTTAAAAGCATAGCAGCAGAGCTCGGAGAGGACATCTACAAAAGGCCCATCATCTACAAGGACAGCATGGGGATTTATGACGGCATAGACGGCACCAACCTGGCGAGCCCCTTCTACCACATAGGCGAGACGGACGAGGCCAGGGCAGCGGCAAAAGCAGCGGAAAGGACAAGGAGGTAGACATGAGTTATTTCTGGACTTGTGAGGTCTGCGGCGCCAGCCTGGATCCAGGCGAAAAGTGCGACTGCAGCAAAGAACAACAGAAAACGCCAGAACCGGCGGAAGCAAAGGGGGAAGAGGAATGCAAGAAAACAGCTTAAAAACCAACATCATCAAGCTGCGCTTCATCAGAAACGGCCAGCCACAGGGAAGGGAATACACCTACTACACACCGGTAGAGGTCGCGGTAGGAGACATAGTAGAGATTGAAGCCAGGGAAGGCATAGCCAAGGGAATAGTAACCCAGGTAAACGTACCGGAGGAAGAAATAGCGCCTTTCAAGGACAGAGCAAAGTCCATCATCGGAAAGGCCCAGGTCGAGGAGGTCGCAGCGCAATGAACAACAGGATAAAGAAAAAGCCCCTTCGGTTAGGAAGGAGCATAAGAGCAGGAATCAAGATAGGAGTTCTCATTTTGACGGCTATGAGCACCGTTGAAATCGCAAAGATGGCCTGGGAGACATACCAGAGCAGGACCGGAGCTCCAGGCGGTGAGATTTTGGTATTGCCGATGATGATCCTGCTTTTTTATACAGGATGGACGGCAAGAGGAGAATGGATAGAGTTCAAAAGAGCCTACAGAGAGGCAGAGAGGAGAGAATACCATGCAAGCAGCAATCCAGCTTATAAAGGATGAAGCGGCCCTATTCCTGGGGAGAAGACCAACAGATGAAGAGATGAAATGGGCACTGCCCAGGGCCCAGAAGAAACTCGCCTGGATCATTGAGAGAGAAGGCGACGCAGGCGGAGTAAGACAGCAGCCCTGGTACCTTGGAAAGCTGGTAGAGGAGGCAATCGTAGAAGAGGAATTCTCACAGTATACCCTTGCAAGATGCATGGAGATTGAGGCACAGAGACAGGCTGCAGCCGCCGGCGAAAAAGAAAAAGGCCATCCATTAACGGACGACCCAACCACACCCCCATTATATGCCGGGGAGATGCGGTTTGTCAATCCGAGCCAAACCAATAAAACGAGGAGGATGACAAATGAAGTTATTAACCTTGAAGCTTGAAAACTTTCAGGGACTGAAAGCAGAGGAATTCAATTTTAATGGCCACAGCGCCAGCATTTACGGAGACAACGCGACAGGCAAAACGACAGTATTCAACGCAATGACCTGGCTACTTTTCGGAAAGGCCAGCACAGGAGCAAAGAACTTCACACCAAAGACCAAAGGCCAGGACGGAGACCTTCACTATCTGGACCACGCAGCTGAAGCAACATTCCTGCTTCAGGACGGACGGGTGATAACCCTTCGTAAGGTTTTTCACGAGGTCTATAAGAAAAAGCGCGGATCGGCCACAGAAGAGTTTGACGGTCATACTATAGACTTTTACATCGACGGCGTGCCCACCAAGGAGAAGGAATACGAAGCAACGATGCTTTCACTTTGCGGCGGTAGTGTCGAGAAAATGAAGATGCTGACCATGCCGGATTACTTCCCCGAAGAGATGAGCTGGGACGCCAGGAGAAAGATCCTGCTGGAGATTTGCGGGGACGTTTCAGACGAGGACGTAATCAACAGCACACAGGAGCTGAAGGACCTTCCGGCATTCCTCCTGAAGCCAGGAACCACCAACCAATACTACGATGTAGAGGAATATAAGAAGATCGCAAGTGCAAAGAAGACCGAAATCAACAGGCAGCTGCAGGAGATACCCGGCCGAATTGACGAGGCCCAGAGAGCAATACCTGACATCACCGGCCTTGACCCGAAGGCCATCGATAAGAAAATCCAGGAGCTTAACAAGCAGAAGAGCGACCTTGAGATGGAAAAGGCCCAGGCCTTAAGCGGGGACCTCACAACGATGGCTATCCGGAAACAGATATCCGAGGCAAACACCAGGCTGGCAGAAGCCAGGGCAACATATGCGACCAAAACAAGCAGCCTCAACGAGGGAACATACGCGGCCATAAACAGCCTGAAGAGGGACCAGATAACAGTAGCAAACCGAATCCAGGATGCCAAGGCTGACCTGGAGAGGACCCAGAGGACAATAGAAAGGCTTAAGAGCCACCGGGAGAGCTTAATCAACGATTACATGGCCATACAGAAAGAGTCTTGGGATGAGAGCAAGGAAACATGCCCGACATGCCATAGACCACTTCCGGAAGAGGAAATCCAGAAGCTCCGCGAAGCATTCAACCTGCAGAAGAGCAGACGCCTGGAGCAGATAAACCTTCAGGGCCAGCGCGAATGCAGCAAAGAGATGATCACCGAGCTGGAGGAAAAAGCCAACACCTTAAGAGAGCAGATCAAGAAGGATGAGCAGATCATAGAAGACTACGAACTGCAGCTGAAGACTTTGCAGAGCCAGCTGAAGACGCCGGCGCCTTTCGAGAGCACCGAAGAATACGCCCAGATAATGGCCGAGATTGCCAGACTTCGCGAAGAGGAAAACAACAAGAGCGGCCAGGCGGAGGCAATAGCAGCCAAGTACACAGAGCAGATCCAGGCCCTGAACGAACAGATCAGAGAGCAGGAACAGCTTAAGACCAAGATATTCATCGCAGAGAGCCAGAAGGAGAGAATCGCAGAGCTGGCCGCCAAGGAAAAGGAGCTTTCAAAGCAGTACGAGGAGCTGGAGAGAGGCATCTACCTCTGCGAAGTGTTCACAAAGACCAAGGTCAGTCTCCTGGACGACAAGATAAACAGCAAGTTCAAGAGCGTGCGCTTCAGACTCTTCCAGGAGCAGCTTAACGGCGGAATCAAAGACGACTGCGAAGTCATGATACCCACGGAAGACGGCAGGATGGTACCTTTCACCTTTGCAAACAATGCGGCCAGGATAAACGCCGGCCTGGAGATTATCGACACCTTATCTAAGCACTGGAACCTGGCAATGCCGGTATTCATAGACAACGCCGAGAGCGTGACCAGGCTCCTGAAGATGGACACCCAGGTAATACGCCTGGTAGTTTCAGAGCCGGACAAGAAGCTCCGACTGGAGGTGGACGCATGAAAAAGATAACCACGGCCACAGGATACATCGCATACGAGGCCACAAAGGAAGAAATTCAGCTTTTAGGTGGATACGGAATATGCGATGAGTGTGGAGAGGACACAGAAAAAGGCTACCTGGTACCGGTTTTGAACCACTACCAGTGCCCGGAATGCTTCGAATCCTGGAGCAAAACAGCCAGGTATTACCCGGAAGACATCCCGATTCAAGACAGAAGAGCAGCCTACTATGAGCGCATGATACCGCTCACAAATCAAAATTAAGGAGTTAAGGAGGAATTCACATGTCAACAACCACAAACGCAAGGAATCAGAAATCTGCAGTTCAGAACCAGACCCCAAATCAGAACCAGGGAGCTCTGCAGCCTGCAGAGAACCAGCAGCTCACCATGAGCGAGCGCTTCACGAACCTGGTGCTCCGCGAATTTGGCAGCAACGTAGCCGGAGCGCTTCAGGTGTCAGAGTACCAGAAGAGACTGATCCAGGGATACTTCATAGCAATTGACAGGGCCTTAAAGATGGCCGAGGAGACCAGGATCCGCAAGAACGAGGCCAACAAGGACCACAAATACGATAACAACCTGCCAGTAACATGGAATAACGTCAACCTTAATGACCTGGCCCTCGATGTAGTGCACTACGCCAAGATGGGCCTGGACATGATGATGGATAATCACCTTTTCCCGATCCCCTACAAGAACAATAAGACTAACAAATACGACGTCACCCTCATGCCCGGATATAACGGGATCCAGTACATCGCCGAGAAATACGCGGTAGAAAAGCCCAAGGCAGTAACCATCGAGCTTGTTTATAGTACCGACACCTTCAAACCAATCAAGAAGAGCAAGGACAACCAGGTGGAGAGTTACATCTTTGAGATCAATAACCCCTTTGACAGAGGCGAAATCGTCGGCGGCTTCGGATACATCGAATACGAGGACCCGGTCAAAAACAAGCTGATAATCATGACCAGGAAGGACATCGAGAAGCGCAAGCCGGCATACGCAGCAGCGGAATTCTGGGGAGGAACCACCAAGGTATGGGAAAACGGCAAGCAGGTAGAGAAGGAGACTGACGGCTGGTTTGAAGAGATGTGCCTGAAGACCATTAAACGCGAAGTTTACAGCGCAAAGCACATCCCAAGGGATCCCAAGAAGATCGACGACAACTACCAGTACATGAAGATGCGCGAGGCCAGATATGCAGAGCTTGAGGCCCAGGCGGAGATTGACGGATACGCCAACACCATAATTATAGACACCACACCAACCACACCGGAGGAACCCAAACAGCTGCAGGGCCCACAGGTAGAGCCGGAGACAGGAGAGATCATAGAACAGCAGCAGCCATCGGCACAGCCAGCACAGCCGGCGAAGAGTGCACACACAGAAGTGAATACCCAACAAACACTCTTTGAAGGGCCGAACTTCTAATGGATATCAAGATTTTAGCCTCCAGCAGCGCTGGGAACGCCTATCGCATAAGCGACGGCCGAACCAGCCTGCTGCTGGATGCCGGCATACCAATCAAGGCAATACAGGTCAGATGTGGCTTTAAGGTGACGCAAATGGATGGCTGCTTTGTGTCGCACAGCCACAAGGACCACAGTAAGGCCGCCAGGGACCTTGCAAAGCTCGGCGTGGACATTTACACCAGCAAGGGGACAATCGAAGCGTGTGGCATTTCAGGGCACCGAATACACGCGATAAAAGCCCTTCAGGAGCTGACGGTAGGAACCTTTAAGGTTTTACCTTTCGATGTGCAGCACGACGCGCCGGAGCCGCTGGGATTTCTTTTTACATCGACTTTTTCAGGAGAAAAGCTCCTATACTTCACGGACACGTACTACATAAAGTACAAGTTCCAGGGATTGACCCATATCATGGCGGAGTGCAACTACGACACAGAGACCCTTCAGAGAAGCGTAGAAGCCGGATATATACCAATAGAGCTGGTACCAAGGCTGGTAAAAAGCCACATGAGCCTTGAACACTTCCTGGACCTGCTAAAAGCCAACGATTTAAGCAAGGTAAAGCAGATCTACCTTTTGCACTTAAGCAACAACAACAGCGACGAGAAGCGGTTCAAGGAGGCAGTTCAGAAACTCACCGGTGCCGAAGTGTACGTTTGCTAAGTGAGGCCAATAACAAAGGGGGTGACTTACACAGATGGCAAGGACGAGAAGTATTAAACCTGGATTTTTCGATAACGAGATACTCGGAGACCTCCCACCATTAACCAGGCTTTTATTCATAGGCCTATGGACCATAGCAGACAGGGAAGGGAGGCTCGAAGATAAACCAAGACGGATCAAAAAGATGTTACTGGGATACGACGACGTGGACGCCGACGGAGTGGACCAAATGCTCCAATCTTTACACG